TTGTCATTGTAAACTTCTTCCGTTGCCCCCGAACTACTGCACCACAACGGATCGCCCGCCCATTTTGCCGATCCGATCTCAACTTTCTCTTGAATGGAAATACCCAAATTGTGACTAAGAATGAATGTCACAAGATCGCCTAGTATTTTGTTTTCTGCCTGAACTCTTGCTGATACGGTACCATCAGTGTAGTCACTTACATTAGCAGTGAAAGTCACTGTTTTCTTGAAACTCATCTATCTTATCTCCCATTACTCTAAGATTGTATACACACCTGAGCTGTCTCCAAGATCATCTACATCTGAGATTATTCTTGCAGAGTCTACTATAGTGACCTCACCTGTCTCATCATCACTAGGACCTGTCGGAACATCAGGATCCCATGATCCGTCATCTATAACAGTATTAGATACATCCAGTGTCATGCTTACCCGGTATATAGTGCCCTCAGTCTGATTGGTACTCACCACACTTGCATCTATCTCACCGCCCTGTATCCTCACATACCTGTACTGTATGTGCTGATCTGTATCTACCGATAGCAATGGCATCACGAACCAGTCGGCACCACACTGAATGTCACCTTTGTACCACTCAATAAGAGTCCTGTACTCAAGCTCAGTCATTATCATCTGCACTGAGAGAGTATCAGGAGCTCCCTGATTAACCAATCTCTGTCTCACATAGCCATCAGACATCTGAGTCCTAAGCATGTTAGCCTTGTGCTTGATGGTATAGCCTGTCTGCAGAGGTCTTGGCAGGCTGTTTGGATAATATTTAAAATCGGTATTCATGTCATTTTTCCCTGTTTATGACGTGTATTGAGCCGATACACGTCAAATATTAGCAATTATGCCCCATATCTCCTCAGAGCATAGGTGCTCTCCATAGTCTGAGCAATCTGACCGCCCTTTCTGATGTTTGAGACAAATATGTTAATAATCTGCTCTCCATCCTGTGTAGAGCTCTGCTCTACCTGTCCTGCCTTGGCTCTGTCCTCATAGAGATTAACGGTCACAGAGCTACCGCCCATAGATGCCCTAGCCATTGCAGCAGTATCTTTCCTTGAGGTGACTGATGCAGGTCCCCGGACTATCTCAGGACCATACTCACCGACAATACCGAGCTGACCGCCCTTGATATAACCGCCCTTATCATGCATAGATACTGACTTGAGCTGAGATATGACAGATGTAGTCAGTGATATAGCCGCAGCGTAATTGGCTAAAGCCTCATACCATGTCTTACTCTCAGAGAGAGCTGTCATCCAAGCCAAAGCAGCCTTAATAGTAGCGGATGCCACAGCAAAGCTTTTCTGTATGGTGAAAAGAGCTTTATAACTTGCTGATGACTCATTAAGTCCTTGAGTCAGATTAGAAAAAGCATCAGACATGCTGTCCATGGCATCATGAAAGTGCTCAAGGTTCTCTACATCATCCTCAGACAGTACACTACCCTTGTTCTTTTTTTCTATCTTATTCAGCTCAGCAGTATAGTCTGTATAGAGCTTTTCTCTAGCCTTGAGGTAGTCCTCCTCAGATACGAGAGACTCATCATGATACTGAGCTAATTGCTCAAGCTTGGCTCTGTATGTATCCTGCAGGTTAACCACATCATCATCATAGATATCTTTCAGGAACTCCTGAGCCTGTTTCTGTATATCCTGATACTGTCTCATATACTCATCATTAATGATTTTCTTGGCATTAAGATATTCTGACTCTGTAGCTAATCTGCTTTTCTTAAATTCCTCATCAAGCTCAGCTAATTGTTCATTATGTCTAGCCTCAAGCTTTCGGAGGTCACTGAGTCCATTCTTAGCCAAGTCCTTAACCTTGTCATAGTACTTAGCCCAGTTATCAGCCTCAGCTCTTGCACTGCTACCACCTCCAGAGCTACCACCCAAAGATAATGCCTTGAATGTCGGTACCGTGGGAGCTTTTACAGGATCTTTCTTGAGCTCATCCTTGATCCTCTGAGTCTTTTTCTCAATCTCATCAAACTGCAGATCTATAGCTCTGTTGATGATCCGGGTGTTCTCAAGCATCTCGTCTGATGTCTCATTGATGACATCATTGTAGGCATCTGCAGCCTTATCGAAATCACCAGTGTAGGCGAGCTCAGCCAACCACTCAGATGCCCCCGTAAATCCACCCTTGAGTGCTATCCATGCCTCAGCAGCAGGCTTTGCTACATATTTCAAAAAACCTGCCCGAGCAAACTCAAAGAAATTAGAGAGAAATATGCCAATATTAGAAAGACCTGTCTTAGACTCTTTCTCTGAGTCATCGAAAAAGTCAGAGATGTAGTCATAGGCAGTATCCAGAGCCCACTTAACACCCTGATAGACAGCATCCCACCCCTCTATCAAGCCTTGAAAAAAGCCCTTGATATAAGGAGAATTCTTGTTAATCCAAGCAGTGATGTCATCCATGGCAGTAGCTATATCTCTCACTATCTTAACAATAAGATCACCTAGACCGCTCTCACCAATGCTCCTGATAAAGTCACCCCAAGCATTATCAAGGTGATTAAGAGCACCTGTCATACCAGACTGTAGATAATCAAGTACTCCCTCATTTTCTTTGCCTACAGTCTCAAAATACTTATGCAGGCTCTCTGCACTCTTATCTATAGTGGTAGTCACACCCTTATAAGTCAGAGCAAGCTTAGAGCCTTGATCCTGAGCCGTGATACCTAGCTGATTAAGAGCCTTATACCTGCCTTGCATAGATGAGGTGAAAGCATTAGTCACAGTATCCAAGCTCTGACCTGTGCCATATGCAATCTGAGAGAATGTCTTAAGCATATCAGCAGTAGGCTGTACACCATTCCTCTTAAGGTTCATGGCAGCAGTCTGCAGTGAGTCGAAAGGCTGTATGGTATCTCTGGCTGCCTGTTGTAGCATCTCAAACTGAGCACGTGCCTCATCAACTCCACCAAATGAGGAGATAAAGCCTGCTACAGATCTCTCTGTAGCCTCAAGCTCTTTCTTGACTGATGATACTAAGGATGCAGATGCAATACCTACTAAAGCAGCTTTCCATGCTGATGCCATAGAGGAGAAACTAGAGCCGATACTTTTGGTATCCCTCTTTGTGTCTTTTTTCATTTTCTGCAATTTCTTGTTATAGTCAGTAGTATTCAACTTGACCATATTAAGAATGTTATTGACTACAGACATCTATCTCCTCCTCTCTACATCTCCTCCAAGCAATGCATATGCTTGATAAGACATCATATCCTGCTCTTGGCAGTCTTTCTCTGCTCTCTCATCTGGATGAGCATCATAGTACTCAGCCTTGAACACCTCAGCCCACATGTTAAGCTCATGCACAGGGAGAGAGAGTACACATGATATAGGCATATGTATCTCTCTTGCTATGCGTACACAGAGCTTGACTGTAGACTGCTCTATCAGTTTTTTTCATGCTCTCCATTATTAAGGTCAAATATAGCCTTATTCAATCTCTGAAAGAGCTTACCCGGTAGAGCTCTAAGGAGCTTTTCTGACTCATCCTGAGTCTTAAGCTGAGCATTGCCATTCTCATCAACCAGAGCACACATCAGAGCATAGGCTAATGCCTTAACATCAGCAGTATTACCCTTAGCCTGCAGCATGTTGTGAAATTCTAGCTGCTCACATCCTGAAAGCTCTCTTACTCTCAGAGTACAGCCCTCACCGAGCTCATGAGCATCTACATCTACAGTATTGAACTTGATATTTTTAATTTTTTCTAAGATATCCATCTCATCAGTCCTTATTCAGAAAAAGAAAGGAGCTCACATGAGCCCCTTTATCCGTGATACACATCTCACTAGCTTGCAAGTGTCCATGTAGGCTTAGAATTGAGCTTACCCACAATGTCCCACTTGAGCGTATCAGAGATGCTAGGGTCCTGAGGAGTAGCAGACTTGAGTGCCACCTCCATCTCTGCAGTAGACTCATCCTGATACTGGATGCAGAGAGAAATGATGGAGCCACTATTGGCAGCACTGATAAGAGCCTGCTGAGTGGCATCCCCGGTATAATGATGGATAGTGATAGTGATCTCATTACCATCCCATGCACCACTGAGGTATCTCTTAGTATCCTCAGCAATACAGGTCTGATCAATATCCTCAACAGTACCGCCTAAGCCTGTGAATACAGATACACCCGGAATGGTCACATAACTACCTGATGTATCACTCGCTAATTTGTACCCCACCAAGGTATTTTTGCCTGTGATGGCATTTTTCTTGGTTGTAGGTGATAAGGTTGCAGTCATAATAACTCCTACAATATTGTTAATAATGCATTACTACTTATTAAGAAAGCCAGAGTCCATCAGCTTAAGTATCTGCTCCTCTAACTTTTTCTTAATTCTTTCTTTGTGAGCCTGCCACTCTAGTCTGAGTACAGACCTGCCTCTGATTTTCTTGGTACCCAAGTCACCCCATATACCGATATATGTAGCAGGCTTAGGTCTGACTCTATAGCTACCATCTCTATTGATGATATTCTTGTTATAGATATCAGGGAGATGCTTATCTCTATAGCCAAAGGTTGTATATACAGTGCCTCTCTGAGACCTTGACTCTTTTGTCTTGGCTCTCACAGATCTTGTAGCATACCCGGTATGCTTTTTGTATGATGTCCGAACTTTAGTCCTCAGAGACTTGATAGCATCAGCAGTAGAGTCTCTAAGTATCTTTTTCTGAGTATCAAGTGAGAGCTTTCTGTCTACATGGGACATTCTCTCAAGGAAATCATCAAGCATATGCTCAAATTCTTTATCATTGCCACCAACGGTCACCTCATTGATATGAGAGGCATTGGTAAGCTCAAACCTCTTACCCATAATACTATCCTCTAGTCGTCAACTACATCCCACACCAAACATGAGAGAGTAGCAGATGCTATATAGACATCCTCATCCTTGTTGTCCAGAGTGATAGCCTCAAGCATCAGATCTCTGATACATCCCTCAGA